ACAAAAATTGTCTATTTTATGACATGTTTTGTAATTAGACAGAATACAATGTATTCGACCGTTGCAAGTTATTAAAATGATTAAGAAAATACTGTGTATTCGATGCCTTGTAACTTATTGAAATTATTAGGGCGTATCTGGAAAATAGCCACTATGGCTCATCCACCTTAAGAGCAGCCAAGGGAGCGGCTCTTCGTACAAGTACAGCTACAAGTACACACAAGTACAGCAAGTTGTGTACTTGTGTGTACTTGTGGATTAAGTGTACGATATCATTTGTATTCGCTTACAAGTACAGCACGTTTGTACTTGTGATGTACTTGTGATTGTACTTGTTGTAACCTGTTGAAATTATTAAGGAATTTACAAGTACACAAGCACATTTTCAGGGTATGTACTACGTACATAGCTGCGCTTTGATGCGCAGCTTGTTGTACGTACATCCCAACCATGCCTGGTTGACTTTAAAAACCAGAAACAAATCAGACCAAACAGAATCGAATACCGTGTATTCGATATGCTATGCCCTTTGGCTTTATATACAAAGCCACGCGTGACGCACTGCTAGATAAAAAAGCCTTGACCTAATGCCCCGCCATGATATGCTGATACTCAAGCGCGCATACAAACCCAGGGAGATAAAATAAAATGCTAAGAGAGATAAAAAAAAGTAATTCTTTTCAAAACAGGCCAGGGGGGCCGGAAAGCACGTATGGTGAGTGTGAGAAAAGATTGTTTCTCTCCTTCAGGAGAAAAAAGTGATACTTCTTTCCGTCGATCCAGGCCCTAAGCTCTCAGCATATTCAGTCCTTGACACCCATAGCTCTCTCAGCAAAAAAATTTCAAAATTTCAAAAACTCCAAAACGAAGAACTGCTCAAGGTTCTCAAGTCTTCCAGAAACAAAAAATTAATTTTAGAACAAATTAAGTCTTACGGAAACGTCATTGGTGACGAAGTGCTAACAACCGTCCTTTGGTCAGGACGCTTCATACAGGCCCATGACGGAGAACACGAACTTATCCCGCGCAAAACGGTATGCTCTGTCCTCTGTCGTAACTCTCGAGCCAAAGACAAAAACATTCGTCAGGCAATCATTGACCGCTTTGGTGGAAAAGAATCCGCAATTGGTAAAAAGAAATCTCCTGGCCCGCTCTACGGAGTCTCAGGCGATATGTGGTCTGCTATCGCTGTAGGTCTAGCCTACGAAGAAATCCAAAACGAAATAGCGAAGGAAATTTTGTAGGAGTATTCGTGAAAGATATTACGAAAATTCAAATTGACATAAGCGCTATTAAAACAGACCTTGCGCATATAAAAAACAACATGGCTACAAATGCTAAAGTCAACGCTAACAGAATTTTTATCTGGGCAGTTTTTATTTTAGTTTTAACATTGGCCTCTGCAAAATTTGTGTAGGAGAAAACATGTCACCTAAAAAATGCATTCGCATAGGAGTTGTCGAAAATGGTTTCACGATAAACATTTCCACACCTCTTGGTTCAGGACCAAACGAGTATCCAAATTTTAAAGACGAAGAATATATCGCTTCTTCTCCTGAAGAAGTTTTAAATATAATTAGAGCATCCATTGGTTCTGCTAAACAAGAGCCTCAAAAAACTATCCTTGGCGAAGGGCCTCCTCCTGTAGGCGATCCTGTTGGAGTTCAAGGCATAAAATAATTTCTGGATTTTTATATGAGCGAGTCCGTAGATAGTAAATCAGAACTTATTGCTTTTGAACAAGCAAAGTTAGATAAACTTAGAGCGGAACTTGCGAAAGAAATGCCTATTGATCTTAGACAAGCGCAAATGCTTGCTGAGTTTGGTCATACAGAAGCTTTTATGTCTGAGTTCTTCGGCGTTAGCGTTAGCACTTGGCGTAGATGGAAAGCTTTACATCCTGACTTTAAATTAAACCTAAAAAACTGGAAAAAGGCTGCTGTTACTAAAGTAGAGCGTTCTTTATATAAAAAAGCTACAGGGTATGTTAAAGAAAAAGTTAAAATTACTAAAGACGGTGTTATTGTTCGTTACGACGAAGAAGTAGATCCTGAAACTGCTGCGGCGGTTTTCTTTTTAAAGAATCAAGCAAAAGACGAATGGAAAGATACAAAAGACATTAGCGGAGAGATAAATCATAATCATGCAAAAGTTTTAGAAGACGAAAGCAGAGAGAAGTTAAAGAAAATGGTAGAGCAGATGCAGAGAGAAGAAGATGCGAAATATGTTGATTTGCAACCAGAGGAAGATTACCATGCACTTCTGTAACAACCTTACTCGTTTACAATCTAATCGCTTATATACGGATGCTTTAAAAGAAAACAATCCTGGGCACCTCAGAGCCTTGTGTAAGGACGATCTCTTCTTTCTCCTTACAATGGGGTTCAATCGGTTCGACATTAATCGTGATTGGTTATACGAGTGCGTTAGAGAGGTCGAGAAAGATCCTGACGGTATGTTGGATTTATGGGCTAGAGAGCATTATAAATCTACGATAATTACTTACGGGTTAAGTATTCAAGATATTCTAAACGATCCTGAAGTTACTATTGGTATTTTTTCTCATACAAGACCAATTGCAAAAGGTTTTTTAGATCAGATTAAACGAGAACTAGAAGGTAATGAGTTTTTAAAAAAACTATTTTCAGATATACTTTTTGCCGAGCCTCATAAAACTAGCCCACGGTGGTCTTTAGACAACGGAATAATTGTAAATAGGAAATCTAACCCGAAAGAAGCTACAGTAGAAGCTTGGGGGTTAGTCGATGGACAGCCTACATCAAAGCACTTTTCCAGGTTAGTATACGACGACGTTGTTACGCGTGAATCTGTTACTACTCCTGAAATGATAGAGAAGGTTACTGAAGCTTGGGCGTTGTCTTTGAACCTTGGTTCACACGATGGGAAGCGTAGGCATATTGGAACTCGTTATCATTTTAACGATACCTACAGAGCCATTATCGCTAGAGGCGCTGCAAGGCCCAGGATAAAGCCTGCTACAGAAGACGGAACTGTAGGCGGTAAACCAGTTTTTCTCTCTCAGGAAGCCTTAGAAGAGAAGAGAGATAGTTTCGGCCCATATGTTTTTGCTTGTCAAATGCTACAGAATCCTGTTGCAGATAATGCTATGGGGTTTAAACTAGAATGGTTGGTGTATTATGATATTCTTAAAAACACAGATAGTTGGAATTTTTTTGTGCTTTGCGATCCTGCTAGCGAAAAGAAGAAGACAAGCGATTATACAGTCATTGCTTGTGTTGGTTTGGCTCCCGATAATAATTATTATTTGGTTGATGCTATTAGAGATAGGTTGAATTTAGCTGAGCGTACTAATAAAGTGTTTGAATTTGTCAGAAAATGGAATCCTGTTGCAGTGGGTTATGAAAAATATGGGATGCAGAGCGACATAGAGCATATGCATTATATCATGAATCAGGAAAATTATAGGTTTAAAATTGTTCCTTTAGGTGGTAGTATGAGAAAAGAAGATAGGATACGACGATTAGTTCCTATTTTCTCTCAGACAAGATTTTATTTGCCGCATCGTTTGTTATTTACAAACTACGAAGGGCGTACTATAGATTTCGTTAATGCTTTTGTTAACGATGAATTTTTAGCTTTTCCTGTTGCTGTGCATGATGATATGCTAGATTGCGTATCGCGTATTGTAGATCCTGGGTTAGGTGCTAAGTTCCCTGAGAGGCAAGCAACTTCACGCGGTAGTATTTTGTTGGAAAAAGACATAGACGTAATGGAAACTGAATATGATCTTTTTTCATAAGATTTTTAGGGAGGGATTATGTGTAATACAGACGGTAAAAGCGTCCAAGATATGTCCGATAAAGAGTTAAGCGCTGCTTACGATCATGTAAATAGAAATCCTACAAATAGAAACATAGGTAAGAAAAAAGATCTAGAAGCTGAAATAGAAAGGCGTAAAGCTGAACCTGTAATTCAAGATATAAAAGATCTTAAAAGTAGATTAGGAACATTGGGGTATGAAGAAGTTTTAAAAGAAAGTAAAGCTTTAGGAGAGCGCGTTAAAGGCGCAGAAAGAGCTACTCCTGCGTATACCGAATTAGGTTTACAAATAAATAAATTAACAAAAGAACGATCAGCTTATCAAGAAGCCGCTAAGAACCGCGAAACTTTAGTATCACAAGCTATTAAAGGTGTTAATGAAGAACAAAAAAGATTAGCCCGTAAAAAGCGCGGAAGACAAGCTACGATAGTAGGTGGAACCTTAGTAGGGAGTTAATAATGTCTCAAGAAAGAATCGAAAAAATAAATTCTAGGTTGGAACAATTAATTTTAGAGCGAAAAGATTGGGAGACTACTTGGAGAGATATTCGCGATTATATCATGCCTTATCATGGACGTTACTTAGATTCTGCGAGACAAGACTCTACTCAAGGTAAAAGGGGTTCTCGAAAAGATCAAAAAATTATAAATGGTCTTGGCGGAGACGCTTCGGAAGTATTAGCTGCTGGTATGATGGGCGGTTTAACTTCTCCTAGTCGTCCTTGGTTTTCTTTAGGGCTAGCAGATAAAGGCTTAATGGAAATACAGACAGTAAAAGAATGGTTAGACGAAGTAAGGCGAAGAATGTTGAACGTATTTAGTAGAAGTAATTTTTACGGAACGATGTATTCTACATATCATGAATTAGGATCTTTTGGCGTAGGGGCTTTTTTATTAGAAGAAGATTTCGAGACTATTATTCGTGCAAGACCTTTTACTATTGGGGAATATTTTCTTTCTTTAGATAATAAATATAGACCTGATGCTTTATATCGTTTGTTTACTATGACAGCTAGACAAATGCAATTAGAGTTTGGGTTAAATAAATGTTCAGATCGTGTCAGAACTTCTATTACAAATGGCGCTCCGGAGACTAGATACGAAGTAGTTCACGTTATAATGAAGAACGACGAACCTGATGGAAGCGAAGGGCCGAAGGGGATGCCTTACTCTTCTTTATATTTTGAGAGTAATGCACATGAGGGACGGTTCCTTCGCGAAGGTGGGTATGAGAATATACCTTTTGTAGCTCCTAGATGGAAAGTAAATGCTACTGATATTTACGGTACAGCGCCAGGATGGAAAGGTTTAGGCGACATTAGAATGTTACAAAAGATGGAAGAGAAAAAATTGAAGGGTATGGACAAAATGGTTGATCCTCCAATGAACGCTCCTTTGTCTTTAAAAGGTAAAAATCCTACAGGTGTCCCAGGGGGAGTTAACTTCCACGACGTTACACAAGGGACGCGCGGGTTAGAACCTTCCTATCTTGTTAAACCTGATTTTCAGAATATTGCTTTCGAGTTACAAAGAGTTGAAGAACGTATTCAACGCTTTTTCTATAATGATTTGTTTCTTTCTATAATGCAAGCTGGTAAGACTATGACAGCAACAGAAGTTATAGAGCGTAACGAAGAAAAATTATTAATGTTAGGGCCAGTTTTAGAAAGATTACAAAGTGAATTATTAGATCCGATAATTATTAGAACTTTTAATATCATGCGGCGCTTTAATAGACTTCCAGAAATACCAGAAGAAATTCAAGGCGCAGATTTAAGAGTAGAATATATCTCATTATTAGCACAAGCTCAGAAGGCTATAGGAATTACATCTATAGAAAGAGCTTCAGGATATGTTGCTAGCTTGGCAGAAATTAATCCTGAAGTAATAGATAAGTTTGATTTCGATCAATCAGTAGATGAATACAGCGAAATGCTAGGTGTGTCACCTAAAATTATTAGATCAGACGAAGTAGTAGCTAATTTAAGATCTGCTAGAGCAGAGCAGCAAGCTCAAGCTCAAGCGCAAGAGCAAATGCCTAACGCAGTTAAAGCTGCAAAACAATTAGCTGAGACTGTTCCTGAAGACGATAGTTTATTAAACCAGTTTACAGGACTATAAAATGGCAGTAAGACCGCCTTTAAACGATCAATATAAACACGGAAGTCCTGTTGTTGTTATGAATTGGACAGGAGATCCTGTCCCTATTACAGGATCAGTAGACGGAGAGTTTACAGGCGAAGTAAATATTCCTCCTGCTACAAAAGGAGAGACTGCTGGTTTTACTGCTTCTACAAGTGTTTTG